GACCAAAGACCCTAGGGGGGTTAAATTAATTACTAGCATACACAAGATTAAAGGACAAAAATGAAGATCACGCAGGTTGATGTTGCCAAATTGATCCCTTACGCAAGAAACGCTCGGACGCACTCTGATGAACAGGTGGCGCAAATCGCTGCCAGCATTAAAGAGTTTGGCTGGACTAACCCGATCTTGGTAGACGGGGAAAAAGGGATCATTGCTGGACACGGTCGGTTGGCTGCTGCCAGAAAACTTGGCATGGATAAAGTCCCGGTGATTGAGTTGGCGCATTTAACCTCGGCGCAAAAGAAAGCCCTTATCTTGGCTGACAATAAGTTGGCACTTAACGCAGGATGGGACAATGAGTTGTTGCTGACAGAATTTGAGGATTTGAAACTTGAGGGCTATGACCTAGACTTAACTGGCTTTACCGCAAAAGAAATTGCAGATATGCAACCAGAGGTGGTAAACGAGGGTTTGACAGACGAAGATGCTGTTCCTGAAGTGCCAGCCGAGCCAGTAACCAAGCTAGGCGATGTATGGTTGTTAGGGCGGCATAGGCTGATGTGCGGGGATAGTACAAGTATTGATGCTGTAGAAACGCTGATGGCGGGACAAAAAGCCGACATGGTGTTTACTGATCCCCCTTATAATGTTGAATACCAATCAAATATGAGGGTGAAATCAGAAAAATTTGATGTTTTAGCAAATGATGACCAGTTTTTAGATATTGCTCCAATCGTAGAAATGTTTTCAACAGGATGGGTTTTTGTGTGGACAAGCTGGAAAGTCCAGACAAAATGGATAGATTTGTTTAATGGGTTTGGATACCCGACAAATATTGTAATTTGGCATAAACCTGGCGGTGGAATTGGTGACCTTAAACGTACATTTTCAAGTGACTATGAGGTTGCATTAGTATGGCATCGTGGTGCTGAATTATGCGGAAAACGTATTGGCTCTGTTTGGACTATCAACAAAGACGGTGCGTCAACTTACGTTCATCCTACGCAAAAACCTGTCGCATTGTCATTGGAAGCAATTGACAAAACAACCAAAAGCAATGCCATTATTTTAGATTTGTTTGGTGGCTCTGGTTCAACATTAATAGGTTGTGAACAATCCGGCAGAAATTCTAGGATGATGGAGCTAGACCCTAAATACTGCGACGTCATCATCAAACGCTGGCAAGACTTTACTGGTAAAAAAGCAACACTAAAAGACACAGGAGAAACATTTAACGCATTAGCAGGAGAACAACATGGCTAACGGAAAGTTGCCACCAGAGCTTCATGTCATTAACGGCACAAAAGGACAAAACCAAGGTGTCCTGCTGCCTGAAAACGTTAAGGCACGGATTCCTTTTGCTGAATGGGCTAACAACCCAGAGGAATTTACCAAGGAACGGTTTGTAGAGGAAACGTCCAATTACCTTTACGAAGTTTACGGCATTGGCTCAAAGCAAGATCAACATTCACTTATGATGCTGGCAGATCAAATGCTGACCTATATACAGGCTCGCCAGCAACAAGAAAAGCATCCCCTTGTTATCAAGATCAATGATGGTAAAACGCTTGCTCCTAACCCGTTTATTGCCATTGCTAACGAAGCAATGAAAAACGCTATCAAGCTAATGAACGAGTTAGGGCTAACCCCTAAGAGCAGATTGTCGCAAGGCAATACTGGTGAATCATCCCCTGTTGCTAAGATTCTGCGGGGGGCTAAGGGATGAACTGGCAGGATGGCGTTGTATACGCCAAAGAGGTAGCAAAAGGCAATATAAACGCTTGTCGTGATGTGCGGCTTGCTTGTCAGCGGTTTATAGACCAGTACGAGAACAAAGATTGGGAATGGCTGTTTGACCCTGACTACCCACAGCACGTTTTGGACTTTGTGTCTCATTTACGACATACGAAAGGTTTTCTTGCTGGTCAACCCGTTGTCCTAGAACCATTCCAGATGTTTTTGGTTTGCGCTGTATACGGGTTTAGGTCAAAGAAAAACCATCAGCAAAGGATGGTAACGGACGTTATTCTGTACATCCCTCGTAAGGCGGGGAAGTCTACGCTGACCGCTGCTATTGCTCTTTATGAACTGGTGTTTGGGGAAAAGGGTTCTGAGGTCTTTACGCTGGCAACCAACAGGGAACAGGCAACAATTGTGTTTGATGCGTCCAAGGGATTCATTGAAAGTATGCCTGACGAGTTTGCCTCAATCTTTAACGTATCCAAGTACGAGATTAAAAAGACGGGCGATACGCAATCTATGTTTAAGGCACTTAGCCGAGACACCAAAAAGACGGGTGACGGCAAAAACCCAAGCTGTGTGATCGTGGACGAGGCTGCACAGATCGTTGACCGCAACAGTATTGAGGTTCTGCACTCCGGCATGGTTGCCAGACAGAACCCGTTGCGTATTTACATCACCACAGCATCGTTTACCAAGGACACCAAGTTCTACGAGGACATGACGATGTACCAATCCATGCTCTATGGAGAGGCTACAGATAACCCTCGTTGGTTTGGGCTGCTCTACGGGTTAGACCCACAGGATGATTGGCGCAGTCCTGAAGTCTGGGCAAAGGCTAACCCTATGCACGGCATCTCGGTGTTTGAAGATGCTATTGCTCAACGGGCAGAGGAAGCCAAACACAAGCCAGCAGCGTTAAACGAGTTTCTGTGCAAGACGCTAAACATATTTGTGTCTGCTAACACAGCATGGCTGGATCGGGCGCACTGGGATGACAAGTCTTGTATTGGGCTGACAGACAGAAAGCCAGAAGCGGTATTCATGGGTTTTGACTTGGCTGCTACACGGGATTTGAACGCTGTCTGTACGCTCAAGCGATTTGCAGACAATGACTATGAGGCACACTGGCAATTCTTTCTCCCAGAGGCAGGATATGACCTTATTCCAAAGCATTATCAAGACATATTCCGAGTGGCAGTTAAATCGGGCATCTTGAAGCTGACAGAAGGTAACGTGATGGATGATCGGATGATTTCTGATTACATCATTAACCAATGTGCAGAGAATGACGTTAAAGAATTGGGATATGACTCATACAACGCTGCTGCTCTTGTATCCAGACTGTACGAGGCTGGCATCCCTGTCAAAAAGGTTGGGCAGAGTATGGCGGTGCTGAATAACCCGTCCAAGCACGTTGAACGACTGATTATGAACAAACAGATTAAGCATGATGGTAATCCGTTTGTTGGTTGGCAGCTTGGTAACTGTGAAGTCTACGAAGATGTGAACGGAAACATCAAAGTCCGTAAAAACGAAGCAGATAAAGCGGCGAAAATTGACGGAATTATTGCGTTAATCATTGCCATGCACTCCAGTTTAGATAACCCAAGTGTGTCTGGCAGCTTTGGATTTAGGAGTTTTTAGATTACAAAGCAATAGATTAAATATAAAATAGATGCAATTCATCTGAATTTTGGGGCAAAAAATGGGAATCTTGGACGTTTTCAAGCGAAAAAATAAGAATGTAGACGAAGCCAATACCGTTTTTGGCATGACCCAATTGGGCAACAACCTTGTATATCAGGGCAATGATCCCAAGCAAGCAGTCAGACAACAGCTTTTATACGTCACTACATCTAGCGTAACCAATGCTGGGCGTACCGTAGATGTGTCTGTTCTTATTCGCAACAGCACGGTAATGGCTTGCGTTGGCGTAAAGGCACGGTCATTAGCACAATTGCCCATCTCGATTATGTGCAAGTCTGATGACGGTGTATTTGTTGACGCTCTTGCATCGCCTAATGTTGGCACAAGGGATAAGGCAAAAGCCAAGCAAGTGCTGAATCTGCTGAAAAACCCCAATAACTTCCAGAGTCAGTATGAGTTCTGGTATCAATGGTCAATGTGGCAGGATTTGCTTGGCGAATCGTTTACCCTTTGGTGGAGAGCAAAACAGGATGACCCCATCCAGACCCCCATTGAAATGTATAACTTGGATGCCTCGCTGATTACCACTCAGTTAACCGAAACACGGTATCCGTCTTACAGGTTGTCTACCCCGTCTTATGGATTTAACAAAGATGAGCCACTAGCTGCACATCAGGTTATGCACATTAAGGAAGCGGCATGGCAGGGTTCGGCTGGTTTTAACAAGGGTATTCTGGCAACTGAATTGGTTGCGCTTGATCAGGATATTGACCTGTATGCCAACTATATTATGCAGAATGGGGCTAAACCGTCCGGTATGTTTGTCACCGATCAGGTAATCCCAGACGCTAAATACAAAGAGGTTGCCAGCAGAATTAAAGAAGCATGGGCAAGCATGACGGGTTCTAAATCTACGGATGAGAGCAAGCCCGGACAAGGTATGTTGCTGGATCAGGGTATGAAATACCAGCCACTAGAGATGCTGACCCTGCAAGATACGCAAACGGCTGAATTGAAAACCCAGACAATGAAGCGTATTGCCGGATTGTTTGGTGTGCCTCCAGCCATGATTGGTATTGCTGACCAAAAGTACAACAATACCCAAACCATGATGGATGAGTTCTACAAAGCCACCATGTATCCCATGATTATCAACATTGAGCAAAAGCTGAATTACCATTTGCTCAAGGGATACCCGAATCTGTGTATACGGTTTGATACCAAAGACTTCCTGAAAGGTGCGGCACTGGATCAGATTAACTTTGCCGTGCAGGGTGTCAAGGCAGGGATTATGACGCAGAATGAGGCAAGAGAATATCTGAATATGCCCAAAATACCGGGTTACGATGATTTGTCTATGGACGGCAAAGATGCCGATCCTATCCCCGGATCATCCGCTCAAGACACTGGTGGGGGTGGTGGAAGCCAGCGCAGGAAAATGAATATCGGGAAAACATAATGAACCTGATTAAATCCATGCTTGACAAACTTACTTCACAAATACGGAAACCTAATGGTAAACTACCTCCAAAGCCACTACTGCCCAAAATACAAGACAACAATCAATCTATTCGATTTGGGGCAATAAATGAAAAACTACACTCTGGTATGCGAAGCCCAAGTGACCTTGGGTCAGGATGCAGACGAGGCGAAATCTCCAAGCGGGAAGATTGAAGCCCGTGCTACGACTTGGGGCGCAAGAGAGGGTGCTGATGGACGCAAGTTCAATTATCAGCCAGAAGGTTTTGCACAATGGGCAGACGAGTTTATGAATTCTGGCAAGCCCCTTCCAATGTTTCTCAACCATAACGATATGGGTATGCCTATTGGTCAATGGGATGAGATCAAAATGGATGAACAAGGCATCAGTGCTAGTGGCAAGCTGTATCTCAATACGGCTGGCGGCAAAGACCTATACACAGTCTTGAAAGAATCTCCCAATATGTTTGGCGGCGTATCTGTTGGTGCGTATGCTGACGAGTTCCAATGGGTTAACGCTGAAGGCGAACCTATGGATGATGATTCGGATGAAAATTATTTC